TCTACTTTTTTCTCTTCTGCCTGACGCATAGCCTTATCATAATCATCTTCAGTATCTATTAAATCTTCAAAACTGGTTTGTTCGATAGACTTAGAAGGGACTTTTTCTGTAGAGGTAACCTTTTTACCTTCTAATTTAGTCTTAAGAGCCTCCATCTTCTCTCCGACCTCATCAGGGTCAGTAAAGAAGGGGTCATCAGATTCAACGTCTTCTGACATTCTTTCTTCGTCATCTAATTCTAGTGACATTTAAATCTCCCATAAAGGTTGCCTTCATCAAGTAGTTAGAGTTACTCCATAGGAGGAGGCTCTACTGCTCCTGATTCCTGAGCAATTGCTTGGGGTGGTGGATTTCCAGGCATCGGGTTCATAGCCTTTGCCTGTTTCACCTGCATATCTATGAACGTGTCATAGGTCTGCTTAATATGTAAATCTAAAGCCTTTTTCTGGTTTTCAGTATAATTCTCATACCGAGCACTCAATCTATCTTCCATATGAATTGGTAGATGAACGAGGTGTTCCTCAAGCGGATATAACCATGTCTTTACTTCTTCTATGTCAATATTCGGATTCTTTTCGATCTTTAGGTTTTCTCTTCGAGCCCTATTTTTATGAACCAAATTCATTTCAAAAATCCTCTCGGCATTACCAAACTCCAAGAGCTCTAAAGCCTGATCCTGAGAAATTAACTGTCTTTCATTCATCTTCATTATGTATTCAGTTCGGGCAATTCTTCCTCGGGGCAATCCAGTTTGAGAGACAACTTTAACATCAGTATTTCCCTTAAGCTGTGCTCCCCTGAAACTTATAACTGAATATTGACCACTCTTACCAGCGTGCTTCAAAAGCCGATCAACGGTATATTCATCTTGCACCATTTCTAGTATTAGTGACCAAACCTCACTTAAAGTATCGTTAATCATCTGGAGCATAGGATTTAAAACAACCTCATCCTGCTCTAATAAAATATGGACAAGAGCTCCAGAGGCATGACTAGCCCTCTCGGGTAAACGCCCAAAACTTGCTTCGTGGGTATGGAAACCCGTTTCAAAATCACGTTCCAATGTATTTAAATACCACTCTGTAAAAGAAGGAAGATTGTCCATTTTTAATACTTCAGGCTTTCCAAGTTGAGTATTAACATCGAGAAAAGTTCCAAATTCAGTATTCCATTGTTTCTTACTAATAAGCGAATTCAATGGAAGCATAACTTTAACCTTGCTGGCTCTCTCAATAGCCTTCGCAACTAACGTCTTCGTCTTAATGAACTCTTTCTGAACAGCGATACCGTCTCGAACCATACTGTCATTTAAATTAATACCCTTCTCGGTGTTCTCTATCGGAATAAGCCTTTCTTCCAATCTAAAGAACGGAATTTGCTTTCGCTTGTTTATACCGTAATCCAAGACTTCATCTTCGGTTATTTCAGCCCAAATTCTAGGAGTCCAAAAATGTATCAATAAGGTTGTCCTTCCCATGACATCTTCTTTCTTTTCTGGGCTGACAACGCTAACGTCTCCAGAAGAACTTATTTCAAGATCCCAGGGAGTTTCAGTATTTTTAGGCTCACTTTTAAGCGTTCCTTCCTCTATGTTGTATTCTTCCTCAAGTGCCTCGGCATCAACAACCTCTCCACACTCAAACCATCTCCATTTCTTACGATCTGTGTATAAGGGATCATAGCGACACATAAATGGGTTTACCGCTTCTACTCCAATGTCTCCTTCCTCAGTAATAGCCTCAATTTCTTCAGTTAAAACAGGATTACCCTCTTCGTCCAATTTAACCTCATCGTTTTCATCCAGCTCTTCCTTGTTCCGATAACCAGTAACGCCAAAATCTTCTTTATTCCAAAAAACTCGAATATAAGCACGATTGAGAATGATTAGCCATAATTTAACCGCAAGTTTAACTTGCCTGAATTTCAATTTATCTTCCAGGGCTTCGATAACCCTAGTCCCTAACCTTGCAGATTCAGCGTCATCACTATCACCAGTTTTCGGAACAACGCTGGCATGATGAACCTCTGCGCTAATTTTAGCCAACAGCGTTCTAACAAAAACCTTGATCCGATTAAAAACGATCTTTCTTTTCTTGATAGACGGAACTGGAATTGTTTTATTAAGTTTCATATTGTAGTCGAAATGCTGATAACCTGCTGTCCATGCTATATTCTTTTTCCACTTGGGAAAATTAACGAGCACATCAGGGTGATGCTCCCAATAATCCTTTGCCTTTTGTAGTAGATAATTTTCTTCTGCCTCAGTAAGCTTTCCACCTCCAAGAATTTTATTTTCTATTGAACGAATATTCATTGTTTATTATTCCTCATACTCATTAGCATCTTCAAAATCTTCTAACTTAATATCAGTCCCCTTTTCTTGAACTTGCCTTATTTCTTCCTCAAGTGTCTGCTCTCTACGAAAATCCTCTCTTTCCTGTCGAGCCTCTTGATTAATAAGTCCTTTTTCCTCAAGATCTCTTTCGTGTTCTCTTTCATAATACTGATATTCTCTATAATCTTTCGCCATAAGACGATTAAGAAGCTTCTCTCTTTCTTTGTAATGCAAAAATCGGAAGACTACATCAACGCCAAATATAATTGCATTAAGAATTAAAAAGCCGAGAAACAACCAAAATAAATTTGCTAAATTCATAAGTAATCCTCCTCATCAAATTCTGGGTTTTGTGCATCAACTTCCCGTTGATATTGCTCCCAATCTCGTTGCTCCCGTTCTCTGGGGCTCATTTTTAACTCCTCGGGAACAACTAAATATTTAACTGGATCTTTTCGGGTTGGAAATCCAACCTGAGCTAAAAGATCTAAAATATATGCTAAGGCATCTGCTATGTCATCCCTTGAAGAACGCGGAAACCTTAAAAGTTCATCAATAACATCATCCATTCCATAAGGAGCGAAAAGCATCCTTCCTGGTTCAATCCATCCACAAAGAGCATCAATTCTTACTGGCTTGGGTCGTCCATGATGATGAAGTTCCACGCAAATATAAGGGATCTTCTGGGCAAAATTTATATGATCTTTAGGGATTTCCCCTTGATCTATTAACTGCGGAATTAAGATCTCGAGGAGTTCCTGAATACTTTTAAACTTCCCTTCTTCAATCCCAATGACAGCAGGATAAAATTTTAAAGATGTCTCAATGATCCATTCAGCCAAAGCCTTATCAGTTACAAGCTTTCGTTCGGCAAACCGAACATAAAGTTTTTTATCGCATCCAGCATCAGCAACGGCAATAGCTGAATAATCTGACCTATTTCTATCTACGCCAGCCCAATCGCACGTTAATAAAGTAGTGCGAATAAGAGGAAGTCCTCCTTCCTCGGGAACGCCATGCTCTTTCCAATGATGAAACCAAAACTTTTTAATTCTACCCCTAGACATAGCCAGGGGATCATTAAGTAACTGCCCACCTGCCAAATCCTCCATCTCTGCCATAAGTCGCTTCAGCTCTTTCTCTGGGAACATATTAGGAAAAGTCGAGCCTTTCTGTCGTACAGGATCTTTGAAGCAGGAGAAATAAAGAAAATGAAATCTATCTCGATGAAGCTCAAAAAAGGGCTTCTTCTTTAATTCATCAAACTGCGCCCTGGTAAGTCGTAAGAATTTTGAAAGTATCCAGCCATAAAGATCATCTTCGTCCCACCGCGTTCCAATATTTATCTTAGTCGCCCAGGGAAGCAATAAAGGACGTTCTGTTCTCCACCATTCTATTGTTTTCTCGAGCTGATCTTTTGTTCGAGAATTCCCCCAATTTACAAGGTCATCATTAATAGCCCCTCCACCATAATGACGACTCTCAAGGGCTTTTTCGACAGCTCCAATTTCAATTCGATTACCAAAAAGCTCTATATTACTCTTCGTCCACCTATCTGCCTGAGTCTCTGGATCTTCTGGGATATAGCCCCTGAAAAGCCTTCTTAACTCTTCATTGTGCGAAAAATTATACTTAATTCTCCAAAGAAGCTCTTCAGCATTTGGTAGAACAGCATTGGCAAGTAACCAAATTTCCCGATGACCCCGTATCAAATTGCGTAAAATTCTCTGGATCAGCCAACCGCAAGTAATAATATAGCTTTTCAGCCAGCCCCTAGGACAAAGAATCAGAAGTTCATGTCCAGCCTGAGCGTGTTGCTCTACGAATTCACAAATCTTCTTATGAGTAGGTTTATATAAATCTTTATATCCAGGGGTAGAATCTTCTATGGTTATGAGTAGATTCCTGCAAAGAGCATACAAATTCGTTAAGTACTGCTCTCTCCACCAGCTCGGATCTTTGAGTTTTGTAAGAACGTGCATTTATCATAAGTCGGAGCGACCCTCTTCTTTTATTACCTCAGCCTCAACAATCTCTTGTCTTTCCTTGCTGAGTTCTTCAAATTCTTTCTTAGAAATCATACCCGACTCGAAAAGCCCTTTTAAACGATTGTCAGTTAAATTGATCTGGATCACAGTCAGGTGTTTCTCTTCATGAGCCCCCTCGGGCAAATAACCTTTTTTCAGCTTAAAAGCCATATCCAAATAACGGGGACGATTAAAGTGATCTGGATGTTTTGGCACTAATACCAAGCCATCTTTAGACCTTCGTTCGGGGATAGTAGCCTTACACCCCTCTTTTAATCTCTTGGCTAAAAAATCATCGGTTAATTTAGCTTTCTCGAGAGCCTTCTGAATACCCGTTTGAATTTTTTCTTGTGACTCCAGAAAAGATCCATATTTTTCGTGAGCATATCCAGAAGCAAGGGCAGATTTACCTATTGGTTTTCCCTTGACCCTGTTTTTTATATACCCTCGCTCCCTGGGAGTTAAAGGCTTATTTGGATCAAGTATCCTTGGATTTGGCATTAGAAATCAAAGTGGTCTTTAATCGCTTGAATACCTTCCTGAATAATAAGCTGATCTTCTTTCGACTTTTTCGGAGTAACTGGCTGTGCAACATCCTCTTCCTCATACCCAAGCTTTTTATTTACAGCCTGAAGCAACCTTTTTGCCTTTGCGCCTTTCTGTTTTTCCAGAAATCTCTTGTATTTCCAGAGATCATCCTTGGTATCGTTAATAAATTTTTCAGCATTTTGTTGAATAATAAAATTAATAATGTCCATTGTTTTTCCTTTGTCTAGCGTGTTAGACGTTTAATTTCTTGGCGAGCCGACTAGGACTCAAACCTAGAACTTCGGATTTGGAGTCCGATATTTTACCAATTGCTACTACCGACTCCTTGAAAGCCGAAGGTAGGAATCGAACCCACAATCAACTGCTTACAAGACAGTCGCCTTACCGTTTGGCTACTTCGGCATTGGAGCGAGATGTCAGACTCGAACTGACATAATTAGCTTGGAAGGCTAACGCCCTGCCATTGGACGAATCTCGCTTGGCAGAACCGATGGGAGTTGAACCCACTTTCTCCTGCGTGACAGGCAGGTGTCTCCACCGCTTCGACCTCGGCTCTATAGTGGACAAGGAGGGAGTCGAACCCTCAGCCTCCTGATTGCAAGTCAGGCGTTCTCCCAGTTGGAACTACTCGCCCATACAGGTCAAAACCCACCATGCAGTAGATCTAAAAAGATCCTTAACCTGTTGCATCCTCTCCCCGAAGGGAGCTACCCGAATGTTTATTTTTAGCTTGTTCAAGCATTTTAGCTTCTTTTTCACGCTGTTCTCTGAGATACTTTGTGATCGGAGCTTCAGCTTTTTTCTTCTTAATCAATTTTTATCTCCTGAAGCATCCTCCGCATGAGCTTTCGAGCTCCATGACGGTCTATTTCACTTACGTAAGTATCCAGCGTCCTCATCTCCTCTGAAACAGGCTGATTATCATCGTTCAGGGGAGTATAATGCCTCGCGTTCCTTGCCAGCGTGTGAAGATTAAGGAACATAGAAATAGCCTGGATTCGTTTCTTGGCTTCTTTTATGTGCATTATTTCCAATAATAAATGATGGCATATCGTATATAAGTACCTCGCATCTTATGGTGTTCAATGTATCTTATCTTGTGCCGAGCAAACTTATTTTTATACTGTTGTTTTATTGCCCACGCCTCAGAAAATATCTTGAAATCCTTGTCTGGGAGAAGCCAATAATTAGAAATAATCTCAAGATCATCACACATTACTTCGTTTTTAGTAGCCTGCCGACTACTTAAATAGCTAAAATCCGTAGTATTAATCGGTACAGAGTTACAATAGGAAAACAAAATAATCAATGCAACAATCAGGCATATTAACTGCCCAATAAACCTTTTATTCGGATAATCTAAATATCTCATTGTTTTCTCTCGGGGGAAAAGGGACTACGTGCGTCCCATCCCCCCATAACTGACTTTTGCCGATTACTCGACACTGACCACATCAGTTAATCCATAACCCTGGCGATCCGAAAAGTGGCTTTTTCACCGCGCGCTTAACCAGGGAGCTTTGGAGCTTTATTTTTCTATGGATCTTAAAACGTAAACATTACCTTCTTTAACTTCTTCGAGCTTCCCATCGAGCCAATCTATCTCTGCATTAAGGGATCTCTCACCTATGGGTAACATATCCATCCTAAGAAGCTGAATAGTTCCATCATCGGTGGTACACCAAGCGTAATTAAAATCCAGTTCAAAGCCCCTATCAGGATCAAATCCATAACATTTAAAAATTCTATATCTGGATTTATAATCTTGAACTTCCTTGTAAGCAAGAGATCTAACGGCATTAAATTCATCCTCAAGTATTTTGCCAAAAAATATAGACCCGTTAAACACTTTTTCCAGATCAAGCTTAACTGTAGCGTAAAACTCTCTGGGAATCGTTGTCCCTGGGATAAAATTGTTAGCACGATTATTCATGCTCTCTGCGCCTTTCCTGGCTACGGGAAAACCTTTGTTTTGTTTAGTCATTTTTTCCTCTTAATGAAACGGAGTTTTAAGCCTTACCAGCCCTGGAGCTGTCGGCTTTTTCTCCCATCTGGGGTTGCCACATTCGCATGGGCGGTACTTAATCTCTTCTCTCTGGGGAAGTAATACTTCTACCCTTTTACCGCAATTTTTACACTCAAGTACGAATATTGGCACGTCTCATTTCCTATACTATTATTATACCATATTACCCCTGTTAAATATGGCTATAGAGAAAAATTTTTTCTGTAGCGGAATCAATAACTTACAAGATAAAAGTACCATTTCTGGTTGACAAATATTTCCAGAATAACCACTTTTATGTATTAACCAGGATCAGAGAAAAGGTTATCTTATTAAGTATATATACTAAATAAGACAGCAATTATTAAACCTGATGTACCCCATATAAAAAACAACTATTTACGTTGTATATTACCAGGGGAAAATCGCTTTAGTAAAAATTATGCTACGCAGGAGTATGAACTACTCTCCTTCTCTCTTAGGTGTCCCCATGCCTTCGGGTGTTCCAGGTTTCCCAGGGATTAATTTCACAAGGCATAAAAGACAAGAGTCAATAAGGTATAAAACACTATTTTCATATGTGCGGTTTTTCTTCTTATAGTAATTATCAATGAATGGTGAGTGAATGGTATACCCTCCCATTGTAAACGTTACGTTTACGCTTATGTTATATCCTTATATCTTAATATCCTAATATAGTTATTAATCAATAATAGTTAATATCCTATT